ATAATTTCAGTAATAATTTTGAAAATAATAATTATAGATATGATAATAATAATGTGATTTTCACTAGACACAAATTATATGTTTCTCCAAATAAAATTGAAAAATATTTATATAATAGAGATATAAAAAGAAAACTTAACAAAAGAAAAAGGCGCTTATAGCTTTTTCAGTAGTAAGACGTAACCGCCGTCGTAGCTTTTCCGTAGCGTGGCGCCTACATTTTCCCGGATCCAGCAGGGCGCACCATCATAAGGAAAAGAAGCCCCGTATTTTTTACAAAGGAAGGCGTAAAGCTTCTTATAGGCTTCAGCCCGGAAGCTGTAGGCCGTTGAAGTAATAATATAAGCTTTAGATAGTACGCCGATATAATAAGGAGAAAGGCCGGCCACGCGATACACGGAGTCCGCCGGGCTTATTACGTTGCAGGAGAAATCCCCGGCGCCTTTATTTTCTATAAGGTTCAGGCGCGTAAGGTGGACGGTAATAGAGTCGCCCAGCATAAAGCCCTGAGCGCCCGCCCCGGAATACAGGAAACAAAGAAGAATGACAAAAAGTGCTTTTTTCATTTTTCGCTAAGCTTTTCTATTACGGCTATAAGCCTATCCATTTGCACGTCCTTAGCCTTCAGTAGCGCGAGGAATTCCCGGCGCTCGCTATATTCGCAAGCCCCGCCGTTATTGTAGATATTGTCGCCGTTTATATTGGATTGATTAACGCCGTCCCCTTCATTATTCCCGGCTACTACATACATATCCCCGGAACCGTTCAGGAGCCAATCCCGGGAGAGCCGCGGGAAGGCCTGCAGGATCTTAGCTAATTGACCCTTCCCGGGCTTACTTCCTTTTTGCAGCTTACTAATATAGCCGTTACTTATTTGCGCCTTCTTTTCGAAGCCCGCCCGCGTAAGATTTTCCGCGTCTATAAAGGCTTCCAGCCGTTCGTAAATTCCCATAATAGAACCAAATAGAAATTTTTTGCAAAAATCTATGATTTTCTATTGCAGTCTAAGAAAATCTAATTATATTTGCAGTGTGTAACCGTTGCAGTTACAAATATAGTAAAATAATACGCAGCGGAGCACAAAAACACAAAGCAAAAAATACTTACAGGAATTATGAAGTACAGCACTAAGTACATTAACCGAAACTACCGAATTAAGGAATACGGAATCAGTAGCGAAGGAAACCGGATAAACACCCTCGTAGGCGTAGCCGGATTTATAGCCCTTGTAGGCGTAGACTTCGTAAACAAGTTTATAGACCGCGCCGAAACTTCAATGCTTGACGCTACCACCTGCAAACTCCGCAGGGGTATAGTAATAACCCTTTACGTTAAATAATTCAGGCGCCCGGCTTAGCCGGGGCGCTTATAAGATTGTACGCAATATGGACGCAGTAGTAAACGAGATGACAGCAGGATATAGGCAGGGCTTTAACGCCGGCTTCATGCAGCTGCAATTAAAAGACGTGGAAAGCGCAACCTTAGACCTTTGGGACGCGCTGGGAATAAACAACCGTAACACCTTCAGCCTGTACCGCCGCGGGCTTCGCGAGCCTTCAGCCAGCAAAGCCGTAGCCGTAGAAATGGTTTTTAGGAAGTACGGCGTAACTTCTAACATTTGGGGAAAATGAAACGGGACGCAGTACTCACGGAGCGCGAAGAACAGGTAACGGAGCTCTTAGCATGGGGAGCCGCAAAGAAGGAAGTAGCGGCGAAGCTTGAAATAAGCACCCGCACCGTAGAAGAACTGACCCGCCGGGCATACCAAAAAATAGGAATTCAAAAAGCTTCAGAACTAAGCGCGTGGTACTTCTGCCGCCGGTTTAATATAAGCTTCGACCTAAGCCCCCTGAAGAAGAATATAATAGGCGCCTTCTTATTAGCCGTAATCCTTCCCGAAATATTCTGCACGGATTACAACGCTATAAACTTCAGAAGACCCGGACAAAGAAACGAAACAAGAGCCAGCCGCGGGCGCAAACGCGACGAAAGAAACACTTACGAACTCTAAGAACTTACAGGATATGAAAACAAACGTAATGCAGAGAGCCGCAAACGGCCAATTAGTAAAGGTAAAATATACGCTTAAGGAAAAGCTTATTTTGGCCTACGCTACTATTAGCTTCTATTCGGTTATGATCTTCGCGGAAGCGCCTACGTGGCTGCTCTTCCTGATTGTAGCAAACTTCGGTATTTCAGGCCTCCTGACTAATAAAATAGATTGGCCGGTAAAGCTTGACAAAGACGGCAATATAATAAACGAAGAAGTATAACCATGATAGACCCACGGATCCGCCTGATAGACCTTACCGCCGGCCAATTCTTAGAGCTTATAGAAGAAGCCACCCAGCAGCAGAAGGTCGTAGTAAACCCCGAGAACCCCGCGAAGCCCTACGTTTACGGTTTAGCCGGAATTATGGAACTTTTCGGATGTAGTAAGAACACAGCCAGCAGGATAAAGCGAAGCGGACAAATAGACGCCGCGATCACGCAAATAGGCGGCTTAATAATTACGGACGCTAAGAAGGCCTTAGAACTTAGAAACCTCGCGAATAGTAAGAAGAAAAACAAATAACACAATTTAACTCAAATAACATGATTACGAAAAAAGTACAACTTCAGACCCTGCGCCTTTTGAACTTCAAAGGCGTAAAGGACTTTACGGCGGACTTCAGGGGAAGCAACGCCGTAGTGGCCGGAGCTAACGCAACCGGAAAAACTACCCTGTTCGACGCCTTTACGTGGTGCCTTTTCGGTAAGGACAGCAGCGACCGCACGGACAGCGGCCGCGGCGGCTTCACTATTAAGACAGTAGACGAAACAGGCCGCGCTATTGAAAAGCTGGAACACGAAGTTAGCGCTACTATTACAGTAGACGGAACCGAAAAGACCTACACCCGCAAGCTGGTGGAAAATTGGGTAAAGCCACGCGGTAAGGCCGAAGTAGAGCTTAAGGGCAACGATACCCACTATTTTATCAACGGCGTAGAAGTAAAGGCTACGCAGTACAGCGCCGAAGTCGCCGGCGTAGTAGAAGAACAGCTATTTAAGATGATTACGAATCCGGCCTATTTCCCGGCTCTTGATTGGAAGCTGCAACGCGATATCCTCCTGAGCATAGCCGGCGGCGTAACGCTTGAAGACGTAGCAGCAGGTAACGAAGAATTCCAGCAGGTGCTGCAGATGCTTAACGGCCGCGAATTCGATACCTTTAAGTCCGAAATTAGCTACAAGAAAAAGACCGTTAAAGCGGAGCTGGACAAATGCCCGGTGGAGATTAACGCAATAAACGAAGTAAAACCGGAAACGCCTAATTATTCAGCCCTTCAGGCGGAAATAGAAGAAGCAACCGCCGCCCTTCAGGAGATAGACCAGCAGGTCGCAGACGTAGCCGCCGCGAACCGTAAAGCCTTCGAAGCTGTAGAAAAGGAGCGCGCCGCAATATACGAGCTTAAGAGAAAACAGCAGGACGTCCTGAACAAAGCGCAGGATCAGGCACGAAAGGACTACTACGAAGCCGGAGCCGGCCGCCGAGAGTTAAAGGCGCAGCTGGACGCAGCAACCCGCGAAGCTATGCTTATAACCAGCAGCGGGGTCGCGTTTAGAGAGAACGACCTCAAGAGGATAGGCCTGCAGATAGACACCACCAATGCCGAAATAAAGGCGCTTAGGGAAAAGTGGCAGCTTCGAAACGCGGAGCAATACCAATCGGCACCGGACGCCGGAGAAATTACCTGCCCGCTTTATGGCTTTATTTGCACGGATCCGCGCGCCGCAGAAGTAAAGGCTAACAGCGTACAGCTCGCCCGCGAAAGCTTTACAAAGAAGCAGGACGCAGACCTGAAGGCAATAAGCGAAGAAGGCAAAGCAAAGGCCGCCCTCCTTAAGCAACTTACAGCCGAACAGGAGAAAGCAGCTGCCGCCCTTCAGGCAGAGCGCGACGACTTTAACAAGCGCAGCACCGAAACAGCGAAGCGAGTACGCGACCTGAAGGCAAAGCTGGAAGCCACATCGGAACCAACTATGCAGGAAGTTATAGCAACCGAACTGCCGGAATACGTAGAGCTCGGCCTGCAGATAGCAGAAAAGGAAGCCGCCCTCAGCGAGCCGACCGCGCCGGAAGATACCGCCGCCCTGATTGAGAGCAAAAAGGCGCACCAGCAGCGCATCGATGACGCAAAGGCAGCGATGGCTGTAAAGACTATAATAGAGCGCCACGCCGCCGCCATTCAGGAGATTAAGGCGCGCGAGAAAGAGCTGGCACAGCAGCTGGCAGATCTTGAAAACGTAGAATTCAGCGCCGACAAGCTTAACAAAGCCCGCGTGAACGAAGTAGAACGCCGCGTTAATTCTAAATTCGAATTCGTACGCTTCAGGATGTTTGAACCGCAGCTTAACGGCGGCGAAGTGCCTACCTGCGTAGCTTCAGTAAACGGCGTTAAGTACGCAGACCTTAACAACGCTATGAAGATAAACGCCGGGCTGGACATAATACGCACCCTGTGCGACTTTCACGGCGTAAGCGCCCCTATCTTCATAGACAACGCCGAAAGCGTTAATACGGTGCTTCCGATAGCTTCCCAGCTTATTAGGCTCGTAGTAACTACGGATAAAACGCTAAACATAACAACCGAATAACATGTTAAAGGCTTTCGAAGACTTAGTCGTGGGGGATTTTGCCGGACTCCAACAGAACGAAATAGCGGCCTTAATTGAACGTTCAAAACGCAGGCAGCCCGCCATGCGCGAAGTCTTCGAGAGAACCGCACAAATAGCAGCAGATATCAGAAAAGAAACTAACAACTTCAATAAATAGCATTATGGCAAACAACACAACAACACAGCCAGCCGCCGCACAGGCGCAGGCACAGCCCGGCGGATTAGTAGCCCTCGGCGCAGACGACAAAGGAAGGGTAACGTACGAAGTAGCAGGCCAGCCCGTAAACCTTAGCTACGGGATCGTCCGCAACTACCTGACAAAAGGAAACAGCGCAGTAAACGACGCCGATATCGTACAGTTTATTAGTATATGCAAATACCAGCAGCTTAACCCGTTCTTAGGGGAAGCCCACCTCGTAAAATACGGTACACAGCCAGCGCAGATGATAACCAGCAAAGAAGCGCTTATGAAGCGCGCCGAAGCTAACGAGCACTACAAAGGAATAGAAGCCGGCGTAATTGTTATGCGTAACGGCCAGCTTCTTGAGCTTGAAGGCAGCTTTTATCTTGACGAAGACATCCTGCTGGGCGGCTGGGCGAAGGTATACCGCGACGACCGCAATATGCCGATCGTAGCGAAAGTAAGGCTTTCGGAGTACGACAAGAAGCAGAGCACGTGGAACGAAAAGAAAAGCACCATGATAAAGAAAGTGGCGCAGGTTCAGGCTTTACGCGAAGCTTTCCCGGCACAGCTCGGCGCCCTGTATTCTTCAGAGGAAAACGGCGGCGAATTCCAGCCACAGCCTGAGGACGTAGCCGAACAGGCAGTCCAGCAGAACGCCAACAAAGGCGGCGTAATTGAAGTGCCCGCAGAAGTAGCGACCGCGCAGGATCCGGCACAGCCTGAGGACGCCGGCGAAGGCACAAGGGAAATGGGCTTTTAATTCAGGGAACAGCTATGAAATTAACGGTAATAGGCAGCTGCAGCCGCGGAAATTGCTACGTTCTTCAGAACGATAACGAAGCCCTGATTATAGAAGCCGGGTGCAAGTTTGCAGACGTAAAGCGCGCCTTAGGCTTCAACGTAAGAAAGGTGGTGGGCTGCCTTATTACCCACGAGCACGGCGACCACGCCGCCCATGTTAAGGAATTCTTAGCCGGAGCCGTAGAAGTCTACACTTCAGCAGGCACCGCGCAAAGTTTGAAACTCGAAGGCAATAGGAAGCCGGCAATTTGTAAGGCCGGCGCCCTATTGACCCTCGGCCGCTTTAGAATTCTTCCCTTTGAAACGAAGCACGACAGCGCGGAGCCTTTAGGCTTCCTTCTTCAGCACCCGGAAACGGGAACCGTCCTATTTGCTACTGATACGTACTATTTACCCTGCACCTTCAGGGGCTTAAATAACGTACTTATAGAATGCAATTACAGGAACGACCTGCTTAACGAAAATATAGAAGCCGGAAGGATCCCCGCCGCCGTAAAGAACCGCACCTTAACCAGCCATTTAAGCTATAAGCACTGCTTAGAAGCCTTACAGGCTAACGACCTTACAGGAGTAAATAACATCGTCTTAATACACCTTTCGGACGGGAACAGCAACGCCGAAGAATTCCGCGAAGGTATAAGCAAAGCCACCGGGAAGCGCGTACACGTAGCAGAACCGGGGCTGGAAATAGAATTTAACGTAACACCATTTTAGTCATGATAGAAGGATTTACACAGGAAACCGCGCCGCTTAGCCAATTCGAGAGCGAGCAGATCCTCCCGGAGCTCGTAAAGCTCCTTAAGACAAAATACGGAAGCTTCAACGCCGTAACGAACGGCTATATTATAGCCAGCCTTAAGAACGTAATAACTACTTCCCGGAATAAGAAGATAGGCGAAGCCCGGGTGCGTAAGCTTATTAACCATATACGCACAAACGACCTGATCCCTGGACTTATGGCCACTTCGGAAGGCTACTTTATTGCTTCTTCAGCCGCGGAGCTCGTGGAATACGAAGAAAGCCTTAAGAGCCGCGAAGACGCGATTAGAGCCGTACGCCTGAGCATAGCCCGCCAGCGTCGCGAATTTTACGAAGGAGCACATCAGGAACCAAAATTATTTTAATTCATTATGAGAGAACCCAAAAAAGCGGAAACCCGCAAAGATGAAGTCCGCTTCAGGACTTCAGAACCCGGGCAAATGTTCGGGAAATACATAGCCGAAAACGTTTACAGGAAGTGGACGGAAGACTATTTAGACGAAAACTCCGGCGAAGTAGTAAGCGTAGAGCGCCACGAACTTCTCTTTGAGAAAGGCCGCCAAATAAACGAAGACCTACTTAGCCGTATCATGTTCAGCCAGCAATGCCACGAAATAGAGGAAATAGAAGTGAGCAACCAGCGCAGGCTGGCCGTAAGATGCGTTAAGGGTAAACTTTGGCCGTTCAGAGTAAAGGCCAACATAGGCGGCAAAAATTACACCTTCATACTTCAGGCGCAGAGCATAGAGCAGGCGAACGAAATAGCCATAGACTACATCGAACTGAACTATACGCTGGGCTTCAGTATTGAAGAAGTAAAAGCCCTTAAGCAGTTTATCATCCTGAACGAACGCTTTAAGAAGCTTTACGGCGAAATCATTATGAAGGGCGTAGACAAGGCAATAGACGAAGCCCTCAGCGGAAAAGTAGCAGCGGCCAATAAGGACGAAAACGAAAGGGACGATACGCGCTATTATTCAGTAACGGCAAACGTTACGATCGTAGACGAAGAAGACGTCGAAATAAGCGTTATGCCTTACGAATTCTTAGTAAAGACTAAGGATGTAGACACGGCGAAGACCGTAATAACGGCGTGGGTAAATAACAAATTCAAAGAGAAGGCCGAAGAAGAAGGAAGCGGCGAAGTAAGGAAAGCCCGCCTTAGTATTTTCGCGGCCACCCCGTACCCGGTAAGCCTCGTTATTGAAAAAGAATTTTGTATGGCCTACGCAGACGAAGAAGCAAACAATTAAACACATACCCAACATGAAAGAATTTTATTTTATCTACGACGCAGCAGAAAACGAAGCAATTATAGTGGACTGCGAGAGCAAGGAAGAAGCTATTACGAAGGCGCAGAAATTCGCGGAAGAAGAAAGCATCGAGCTGGCCGACCTTCAGGTCTTTAAGGCCTGTTTCGTGGAAGCCGTACCAGCGCCCGAAAAGCCGAAGGATATAACCGACGAAGTAAAGAGCTACGAGGACGCCTGCCGCGTATTAGGCTACAACGTAACCGAAGACAGCGTGCTCAGAAAGGAAGGCTTCAGGCCGGACGAAATAGCCCGCCGCAAGCTTGAAATAATAACCGAAGCGCTTAACGAAGGCTGGGCGCCCGATTGGAACAATACGAACGAATACAAGTATTACCCGTGGTTTTATATTCAGCCCCACGGCGGAGCCGATAAAGTTGCCGGTCTTGCGTATGCGGATACGCATAGCACGGCTTCGAAGACGCGTGCGTACATCGGCTCTCTGCTTTGCTATAAAACACGTAACCTCGCCGCGTACGCCGGAAAACAATTTAAGGAGCTTTACGAAATTATGCTTTTGAAGTAGCGTAAAGGGATTATTCAACCAGCCCCGCCCATAGGCGGGCGGGGCATATAAACACGAAACAATGGCAAAGCGTTATATAGATACCGACCTATATAAGCAGAAGTTTGTAAGGAGCCTGCCGGCGGCCTACAAAACGCTATGGGTCTATATATTCTGCGACTGCGACTGCGCCGGCATTTGGGAAGTAGATTTAGCAGTAGCAGAGCTTTACACGGGCTGCAAATTCAGCCTTCAGGAAGTAAAAAAGCACTTCGCGCCGAAGGTTCAATTTTTCGAAGACGATAGTAAGGCCTTTATTCCGGACTTCGTCGGCTTTCAGTACGGAGCGCTTAGCGAAAGCAACAGGGCACACCGTGGCGTGATAGAGCGCCTGAAGAAGTACGACCTTCTTAATGTTTTGAAGGACGGAATAAAGCAGCCAGCAGGAAAGCCGGCCACTTCACGCCGCCGGGAATTTACGCCGCCTACGCTTGAAGAAGTAGCGGCCTACGTTCAGGAAGCCGGGCTTACTTTGGTGGATCCGGCGGAATTCGTAGACACATACGCCGGGAACGGCTGGGTCTTAGGCGACGAACGCAAGCCGATGGCGGACTATAAGGCCGTACTTCGCGGCTGGCAAAGACGCGCGGAAAAGGCAAAGCAGGAACGCGAAACATATAACAGCAGGAACAATGGAAACAACAAACCAGCAGGGGCAGCAAATAGACCTCGCGAAATTCATACAGCGTCTGCAGCAGGGGCGGACTTTGACACGCTTTAGAATTTCGGAGTATTCGCAGCAAGTCCCGGAGCTTCTAAAGGAGTGCTACAAGCACGAAGTAGCCCAGCGCGGCCGCGCCTTCATTGACGACGAAGCGACGAACTACGCTATTCGCAAGGTAAGCTGGTGGCTTACGGATCCTTCAGCCCGCGCAGGCCTTATGCTTTCAGGAACGCCCGGAAACGGAAAGAGCACGATGGCGCGCAGCATACGCAGCCTGATAGACATAATAGCCCCGCCGCAAAGCTTCAGCAACCCGAGAACGCGCAGCGTTTCAGCCTTAGAGCTGGCGGACATAGTCAAGGCGGAAGACTTCGACAGGCTGGGGGCGCTTAAGCGCGTAGAATGCCTTTTTATTGACGACGTGGGATGCGAAGCGGCAAGCGTTAAAGTTTGGGGCAACGAAATAAGCCCCTTAGTAGACCTGCTTTATTACCGGTACGACGCGCTACGCTTCACGGTAATAACTTCGAACTTAGAGCGCGGGCAAATTTACGACCGCTATGGCGCCCGGATTGAAGACCGCTTTAAGGAGATGTTCAGCTGGCTGGATTATAACGCACCTTCATACAGGGGAAGAAAATAAAGCGTAACTACTATGAAAGTTTATATAACCGGTAAAACCTTAGACAGCCTTACAGCGGCTAAAGACTTCAGCGCAGCCGAAGCACAGCTTACGGCCGAAGGCTACGAAGTATTAAACCCCCTAAGAACGGGGCTCCCTTCAGGAAGCAGCCCCGAAGCAATGGCGGCCGTTAATATCCTCCAGCTTCTAAGCTGCGATGCTATATTTTTACTTCCCGATTGGCAGAGCGACACGCTGGCCGTCATTGAAAAGAATATAGCCGTTAATACGGGGAAATTGATACTTCAGGAAAAGAAGCCGGATATAAAGCAGATCATAGAAACCGTTATGGGCGTAACCTTTGACGAAATACGAAGCAGGAGCCGAAGCCGGCTTATTGTTTACGCCCGCCAAATTTACGCATATCACGCCCGTAAGACCGGCGCCAGCCTTACGGCCATAGGAAACGAGATGGCGCACAACCATACAAGCGTCCTGTATTATTTACATAACTACGAAGCGGACTTTTACTATACTAAGGAATTCAGGAAATACGCGGAAGAAGTTAGCGCCGAAATTCAGGCTTTTTTACGCAGTTAAGCGTATTATAGTAATACGAAATAAAGTAACTTTATATACAAATTCAAGCTATTATGTTAAAAATTCAAATGACCGGGAATTTAGGAGCTGACGCCGTAACCCGGACAATTAACGGCCAGCCCTTCGTCTGCTTCAAATTAGCGGATAACCGAACCTACAAGGACAAACAAACCGGAGAAAGGAAGACCGTAACAACGTGGGTCAGTTGTATGAAGTACGGAGAAAACGCCGGCCTTCTTCCGTACCTCAGGAAGGGAACGAGCCTTTACATCGAAGGCGAACCCTTTACGAAGGTTTATCAAACCCAGCAGGGCACGAACGAAGCCGGGCTTAATTGCAGGGTAAGCGTCCTCGAGCTTCTAAGCGCGCCTTCAGGAAACAGCCAGCAGCAGGCCGCCCCGGCCTACGCGCCAGCTTACAACCCCGCGCCGGCATACCAGCCAGCACAGCAGCAGCGCCCGCAGTACAACCAGCCCGCGCCTTCAGGCTTCAGCCCCGCAGACCTTGAACCCCACGACGACGATCTCCCATTTTAATACGCAGCAGCTATGATCTACCGAGTTAAAAAGCAATACTTCGGCGAAGTAGTAACCGAACCCAGCGCTAACGACTTCGATATGGCGAGCTTCAGAACGGAGTCCGTAGAAGATATCAGGTGCTATTACGCAGTACAGGTGCGCGGCCTTTTCTTTTGGCATACCGTTAAGGTCTTCGAAACCATAAGAGCCGCCGCCGAATTCCTACACGAATTACGAACCTTAAGACCGTACGAAATATGACCCCTAAAGAATTCGAAGAAGTAAACGTAGTAATGGGCGAAGGGCAACCGGAATATAAGCCGCTGCCAGCCCACAGGAACCCGGAAACCGGCGAAGTAATTATGTGCTTCAGCCTTTCAGAAGAAGAAAAAGCCCGCGTTCAGGAAACCGGCGAAATTTGGGTAAGCCTTCTGACGTTCAAACACCCGATGCAGCCTATTATAGTAACAACCGAAAAAAGCGAATTATTATGAGGGAAGGTGCAGACTTTCAGACCCCGCCCACCGTTTGCGAGTTTATGGCCGGCTTAATTCCGGAAGGAGTTATTACGATCCTCGAACCAACCCCGGGCGCCGGGAATTTGGTAAGAGCAATAGAGAACAAAGGCCGATATCAGGTGACAGCGCCGGAAAACTACTTTACACTTGATAAGGCCGCCCGCTTCGATTGCATAGTAATGAACCCGCCCTTTAGCGCTAAGACAGCTTACGGAGTACCTGAGGGCTACGAAAAGCCCGGAATGCGGCTCGGGTATTCTATTCTTCAGGAATGCATGCAGCGGAGTAACCACGTAATAGCCCTTATGCCGTGGTTTACTATTACCGACAGCGATGTAAGGCTGCGCGCTATTCAGGAATACGGCCTTAAGAGCTTAACAGCCCTGCCCCGTAAAACCTTCGGCTATACGCGAACCCATACCGAAGCCCGCAGGAAGTTATAAAGGACATCCCGGCCGAAATAGTAGGCGTTCAAAAGCTTGAACTTACACACCATAGCCCCGCCGGCTTTTCGGCCTTAGTGGACGGGAACCCGGTAACAATAGGGGCGCTCGCAAAGAACGACGGGCTTACGCTGGAAGAATATATAAGCTGGTTTATGCCGGTATTCAGGAGCGCGCCCGGCTTCGAGGAAGGCAAGCCGATAACCCTAACTTTTGCAATTATTCATTTTTCCGAATTCAGATATTAAAACATACAATTATGACCCTAAGAGAAACAATGCAGGATCCAAAATTTAACGAATTCCTGCAGAACCATATAGACCTGCACAACCAGCGCGGCCGCGAGATTGACGAAAAGACCCGCTGGCGCCGGGAGCCTTACGACGCCTTAGCCGAAGCCGGCCTTTTGACCGTCCCCGGAATTCTTCAGGAATTCGAGCTGGTAAACACGGGAACCTGTAAGCTTTCGAGCTCCCAGCGCGAAGCAATAGGCGCCCTCGTTATTCAGACCGCTAAGGAAGTAACGCAGTACAGGGAAGTCGAAGCAGCCCGGAAGGAAGCCCGGAAGCTTAAGAACCGCGTAAAGCGCGCCCTTCATACCATTAAAGGCTGGCTTCAGGCCGCCGCTAAGGTAATTAAACACTTCTTTAGCTATGATCGCAGTAAGTAAGAACCTAATACGGGGGCGCAGGATAACCAGCCCCCAGCAGATCCTGAGGAATGCAGACGAAGGCAAGAGCTTAGCGTGGCAGCACGGAAAGGGCGACTACGCAATAAAGCCCGCTTCTATCTTCGCTAATTGGCCGCTGCGGCTTCTTCAGCAGCAAATAATAAGCGGCCGCCTTTTTGAAACCCGCCACAAACCCGGAAGCAATGCCTAAAAAAGAGTATTACAGGAAGTGCCTACTTTGCCCCGGCTGCGCCTTTCATAGACCGGAAGGGAAACGCCCCGGAAGCATAGACCCGGACACAATATGGAAGGAAGCCTGCGGCCTTTACGGCTATTCCTTCTTTCAGGACTTAGAACCAGCGGCAGACTGCGAAGGCTTCAAAACGCCAGCTCAGCACGCCGCCGACTTAGCCCGGAAGGAGCAGGAAAGAAAGGCGCGCAAGCGCAGGACTTAAAAATAAGCCCGTGTCGGGGCTTTTACGGGTCGGGTGGTATAATTACACCTTTGAAACGCAAAAGCCCCACGTCGGGCAAATTCGGAGAAAATAAGGAAATGAAAGAAAAAGACCCCGTATATATAGCGTCTTGCTCCTTCGGCAAAGATAGTATAGCAACAATACTGCTGGCTATTGAGAATAACGAGCCTTTAGATTATGCAGTATTTAGCGAAGTAATGTATAGCCACGCGGAAGGGATAAGCGGGGAAATTCCGGAGCATATAGAATGGATCCGCGAAATAGCTATCCCGAAACTTGAAGCCTTAGGCGTCCCGGTAAAGGTAGTCAGGGCGGCGCGGGATTATTGCTATTACTTCACGCCCGGAAACGAGAACACAAAGGGGAACCACGTAGGAAAACTTAAGGGCTTCCCTTTGGGCGGCCACTGCGTAATAAATAGGGATTGCAAAATAAAGCCTATCCACGACTTTTATAAGAGCTTCGGGGAACGCCCTATTATTCAGTACGTAGGAATAGCCAAAGACGAGCCTGTAAGACTTGCACGACTAAAGGCCACAGGGAGCCGCCAGCAAATAAGTCTGCTTCAGAAATATAACTATACCGAAGCAATGGCGAAGCAGAAGGCGGCGGAATACGGGCTTTTAAGTCCCATATATTCAACAAGTTACAGGGGGGGTGCTGGTTTTGCCCTAATTGTAGAATTCGCACCTTCGCAGGCTTCAGGAAAGCGCACCCGGAGCTGTGGGCGAAACTTCGCGAACTAAGCCAAACGCCGAACCTTTGCTCCTACGGCTTCAAGTACGGCGAAACCTTCCAGCAGATAGAAGAAAGAATGAACGCGCAGGAAGCGCAGCTAACATTATTTGAAATATGACACACGAAGAAGAAAACCTACAAATTAGGTGCGTAACGTTTTTTACGCAGCAATACCCGAAGCTGGAACGCCTGCTGCACCATAGCCCGAACGGCGGCCGTAGAGAGATACGCGAAGCCGCCCGTTTCAAAAGGATGGGAACCCGCGCCGGCTTTCCGGACTTGATACTCCTGCAGCCGGCCGGAAAATACCCGTATTTGGCCGTAGAGCTTAAGACCGTTACAGGCGATCAGGAAACCCGGCAAAAGGAATATCAGAAGCTTATAACCGAAGCCGGCGGCCTGTACGTAGTAATTCGCACGTTCGAGGACTTCCAAACCGTAGTGAACGCCTACCTTCAGGGGAAGGAAATACCGGAGCTTAAGGCGCCGAAGAAGCAGCGCAAGCCGAAGGAACGCCTGCTATTCGAAGACGAAAAGCCGAAGCGTAAGAAGATGACTACAAAACGGAGCCAGCTCGAGAAGGCCGTCCCCGTTACGCCTTCAGTCCCGGACTTCTTCAGCAAAGGCGGCATAACCGCGGCCGTAAGGCTTCAGCCCGACCCGAACGGGAACCTTCACGAACAAACCGCCCCGGTGTATAGTTACGCGGACTTCCAGCGCTACCAGCAGGAAGGCTGGAGCTTCAGGAATTGGCTACTTAACGGCTTCAGATACGCCGCGCTTATGTCTTCAGGCGGAGCCGACCCGATCTATTTACGGCGCCTTGACTAAACGACTCTTAAAAACTTTTCACTTAAAGCGTATTACTATAATACGGCAAAAGGTTATATTTGCGGACATAGCCCGCAATTTTTCGTATATGGCACGGAAGAAACCACAAAATAACGCCGCAATTTTTGACGTAGGCGGAATAAACGTCCCGGAATTTGACCCGGGGCTGGTGGACTTCATAGGCGCAGAAGATAGCGCTGCTGCAGCAGAAGAAACCCGCTACACTAAGCCGAAGGTATACCAGCAAAGCAGCTCCTACGTAAACTACGACAACGCCGTAAAGCTCGCCCGGGACTTAAGGCTAAACCCCGGCGAACGCGCGGACTGCTTCGTAAGCGGAAATTTCATTTTCGGGGACTTCATAGAAGCGTACTTAAGAGAGCACCACGCCAAAGCCCTGAAGATGACTATAAGCACGCTTTCACTCGGGCAGAATAACGTAGATAGCCTTTACAACCTTATGGCGGGCGGCTATATTGAAGAATTGAACCTGATATTAAGCGTATACTTTTACGGTCACGAGCACTTCAGGCTCATCCCGTATATATACCGGCGCTTAGACTTCGGCGACAAATTCCAGCTGGCCGTCGCTTCTATTCATACCAAAACGGCGCAGTTTGAAACCTTAGGCGGCCGCAAGATAGTCATGCACGGGAGCGCCAACCTCCGCAGCAGCGGAAACGTAGAACAATTTACAATCGAAGAAAACCCCGGGCTTTACGACTTTTACGACGAATACCTCGGGCGCATTATTGACAAATACGCAACTATAAAGAAGCCTATACGGGACAAAGACCTGTGGGCGGAATTCATAAATAAAAAGTTTAACGATTAAAAAGCAGCATTATGGGCGACTCAGGAAGCTACTACGCAGGCGAAGGCCTGCAGAACAGCACCGCGGCAAGCGGCCGCGGCGGCTTCAATTACGGCGACTTCAGCGACGGAGCCGGAGGCTACGATCTCCCCTTCTAACTTCAGGAAACTATGGGAAAGAAAACAGCAGCCCCAGCCGTAGAGAGAGCAAAGGCGGAGCTCGTACAAAGCGAGCTCCTGCCGCTTTCATTGATTGAAAACAATACGGGACAAATAACCGGCGTCCCGTACAACCCGCGCCGGATTGATACTATAAAATTCGCAAAGCTTAAGGCCAGCATAGAGGAACACCCCCGGCTCCTGAGCCTTCGCGAGCTTATGGTCTACAAGTTTAACGGCAAATACGTAGTTATAGGCGGAAATATGCGACTTCGCGCCCTCCGCGAATTGAAGTATAAGGAAGCCGTATGTAAAGTTATTCCGGAAGATACGCCGATAGAAGACCTGCCGGCCTACATTATTAAGGATAACGACGAATTCGGCGAATGGGATATGGACGCCTTAGCCGATCTTTTCGACCGCGCAGACCTTGACCGCTGGGGAATAGAGCTCCCGGAGATTGACACCGAAGCGGAAGAAGACGCCAAAGACGACGGCTATGACGGGAGCACCCCCAAAGTAGCGAAGACCAAAGAAGGCGACATTTACCAGCTCGGGCGCCACCGCCTTATCTGCGGCGACAGCACCGACCCCGTAACGCTTCAGCTTCTTTTAGGTTCAGACAAAGCAGACCTCCTGCTAACGGATCCGCCGTATAACGTAGACTATTCCAGCAAGAACGAAGCCCTTAACGCCGTAGACAAAGGGAACAGGGTACAGCGGGACATCGAAAACGACAAAATGGAAGATGGCCGCTTTCAGGAGTTTTTAACGAACGCCTTCAGGAACGCAATAGACGCCCTTAAGCCGGGCGGCGCCTTCTATATTTGGCACGCCGATAGTCAGGGCTATAACTTCAGGATGGCAGCAGCACGCGCCGGGCTTCAGATAAGACAAGTCCTAATTTGGAATAAGAATAATATGGTCTTAGGCCGGCAAGACTACCAATGGAAGCACGAACCCTGCCTTTACGGCTGGAAGGACGGCGCAGGCCACTACTTCGCAGACCGCCGCGACCTTCTCACGGTATTAGACGAATTCGAAAAGGACGAAGCCCCGGACTTAGGCAAAATGACGAAGGCGGAGCTTCAGGACTTATTAGAGAAAATACTGAAGCTTCCCGCTACGGTTATAGACGAAAACAAGCCGCAGCGAAGCGCAGACCACCCAACGATGAAGCCCGTAAAGCTTATGGGGCGCTTAATTAAGAATTCCACCCGCCCGGGCGAAATTGTGCTGGACACCTTCGCAGGATCCGGAAGCACCCTTATAGCCGCCGACCAATTAGGAAGGCGCTGCTTCAGCGTAGAGCTTGACCCGATTTATTGCGACGTAATAATAAAGCGCTGGCAGGAGCAAAGCGGAGAAATAGCCCGCTTACTCGGCAACTTCAAAAACAGCGAAGCCAAAAACGAATAACAGCGAATAAACTATGCCAAATCCGGAGAATATACGCGGGCACGAATTCAAGCCCGGGCAAAGCGGCAACCCGAAGGGAAGACCGCGTAATAAGGCCTACGAAGATATTAAGGAAGTCTTCGGCCTAAAGAAGCTTAACGAAATTAAGAACCTTAACGCGAGCGACACCAAAACGTGGGACGCTATGCTGCTCGTTATGACCGTCCCCCAGCTTCAGGCTTTAGCAAAGGCGGATAACGTAGCGGCTTACGCCCGGGCTACGGCTATGGCTATTCTTACGGATATTAAGAACGGCAAAACGTCCACAATAGACAGGCTTAACAGTAGGGTCAACGGCGAAGCAGCTAAGAAGGTCGAACTTACAGGGAAGGACGGCGCAGAGCTAATCCCGGCGCGCGTACTTACTTCTTCAGAAGCGGCCGAATTCATAGACAAGCTTAACGAAGATTATTAACCGGCTTAGCTAACTAAGTAACTAACAAACTAACGAAGAATTAACCAGCCTTCAGGATGGCGGATTATAGGGACATAGACGTATTAAAAACGTGGCTGCTTAGCAAAACGCTAAACTTTACGCGCTACTTCTTTAAGCAGCGCTATGCCCGTAAATTCGTCATAGGCCAGCACCATATAAAGATAGCGGCCGCCCTTGATAAAGTCCTGAAAGGCGAAACGAAGCGCTTAATAATTAACATAGCCCCGCGTTATGGAAAGACGGAGCTGGCCGTAAAGAACTTTATAGCTATGGGCTTAGCATTGAACCCGAAGGCGAAGTTTATACATCTTTCATATAGCGACGACCTCGCCCGCGATAATTCCCGCGGTGTTCAGGAGATACTGCGAAATTCGGAATACCGCCGGCTTTTCCCGGGCACGATGCCGACCAGCATAAACACCCGTAAGTGGTTCACTTCAGCAGGCGGCGGCCTTTACGCCGTTTCCAGCGCGGGACAGGTTACAGGCTTCGGAGCCGGACTCGTAGACAAAGAAGACGAAGCGGAGCTCCTGAAGGAAATAGACGAACTTAACAGCTTGAAGGGCGCCAGCTTCCCGCCGCTTGAAGACGGCGACTACCTGAGGGACACCCCGGCCGGGCTCGCTATTGCAGCAGATCCGGAAACCTTCGGCGGCGCTATTGTTATAGACGACCCAATAAAGCCTGACGACGCGCGAAGCGACCTTATAAGGGAGAAGGTAAACCAAAAGTTTGAAACCACCATCAGGAACCGCGTAAACAGCCGCAACACGCCTATAATAATTATTATGCAGCGTCTTGATGAAGACGACCTCTGCGGCTACCTTCAGAAGCTTGAACCCGGGGAGTGGGAAGTATTGAGCCTGCCATGTGTTCAGACCAACCCGGAAACCGGGGAACTTGAAGCGCTATGGCCGTTTAAGCACACCTTAGCGGAGCTTCATGACTTGAAGGAAAAGAACCCCTACGTCTACGATACGCAGTATATGCAGAACCCGCGCCCGCTTGAAGGCCTTATGTACGAACGCGGCTTTAAGACCTACGAAATTATACCGGCGACACGGCGCAGGATCCGGAAGAACTACACCGATACGGCGGACGAAGGCTCGGACTTCCTCTGCAGTATTGATTACATAGAAACCGAAATAGGCAACTTCGTAACGAACCTTTTGTATACACAGAAGCCGATGGAATACACGGAGCCGGCAACGGCCGAAATGCTTACAAAGGACGAAATAGAAGTAGCAGTAGTAGAGAGCAACAACGGCGGCCGCGGCTTCGCGCGAAACGTAGAAAAGCAGCTTAGAATAATGGGCAACAACAAAACGCGCGTTACGTGGTTCCACCAAAGCGCGAATAAGAACGTCCGTATATTCACGCACAGCAACGAAGCGCAGAACCTTATATTTTTCCCCTCAGGCTGGGAGAAGCTATGGCCGGAGTTTTACCGGGCTATTTCGAACTATATGAAAGTAGGCACGAACGCCCACGACGACGCCCCGGATGCACTAACGGGCACAATAGAACGCAGGCCGAGCGAGAAGCGCAAGAGCGCCGCTGGTTATTTTGGATAACAACCCCTAATATAAAACCATTATGACAAGAGAAGAACTCTTAAAATTGCTTCAGGAAGGCGAAGCCCCCGTAGTTATAGGGGAGCTTAAGAACGGGAGAATAACGAGCGTCCCGGAAGCCGAGCAATTCCAGCAGCAGCTGGATCCTAAGACCCACGACGTAAACGACCGAGTCAAGCGCCGCGATAAGCTCGTAAAAGTAGACCTCGAAGACCCTAACGACCGTTACGACGGGGAGCACACCCCGGAAACCATCAACGTAACGCCGGATGCGAACGGGGAAGCTACGGCCTTCAGGATTGAGCCGGTCGCCCGCGTGGCCGTAGCAATTCAGAAGCTTATAGTTAAGCGCGCCGTAGCCTTCACTTTCGGCAACCCTGTAGGCCTTAACGCAGAGCCGCAAGAAGGAAGCAGGGAAGAAGACGTCTTTAAGGCCGTAAAGCGCGTCCTTTTCGACGTTAAGAGCCGCACCCTTAACAGAAAGGTCGCCCGCGTTATTTACAGCAGCACGGAAGCGGCTGAATTGTGGTACCCCGTAGAGCTTCCAGCAGAAAGCAGCCGTTACGGGATTAAGTCAAAATTCAAGCTTCGCGTAGCCGTACTTAGCCCCCTGAAGGGAGATAAACTCTATCCATACTTCAGCGAAGACGGCGACCTCATAGCCTTCAGCCGCGAATACGTAATTAAGGACAGCAAGGGAGTAGAACATCGCTATTTTGAAACCTATACGGACGCGGCACACTTCAGGTGGACGCTTGAAACCGACTCGTGGAACCTTATAGAAGGCTTCCCGAAGGCTAATATAATAGGCAAAATCCCCGTAGTTTACGGGAGCCAGCCCGAAGTGGAGTGGGCGGACGTTCAGAACCTTATAGACCGTTTGGAAAAGCTCCTTTCAAACTTCGCAGATACGAACGACTACCACGCAAGCCCGAAGATATTTACAAAGGGCGACATACACGGCTGGAGCAAGAAGGGCGAAAGCGGCGCCGTTATTGAAGGCGACGAAAACGCCGATGCTAAGTATTTGAGCTGGGCGCAGGCTCCGGAAAGCGTAAAGCTTGAAATAGAAACCCTGCTCCGCTTGATATACACTATAACGCAGACCCCGGACATCAGCTGGGACAGCGTAAAGGGGCTTAACGTTTCAGGCATAGCGCTTAAGCTTTTGTTTATGGACGCACACCTGAAGGTGCAGGACAAATGCGAGATATTCGATGAATACCTGCAGCGCCGCCTAAGCATTATACAGGCCTTCCTGAAGGTTATGGCTACTTCAGATACAGCCTTCAGCGCAGCCTGCGAAAGCCTTACTATTGAACCGGAAATAACGCCGTTTATGATTGAGGATGAAGCCGGAACCGTAAACCTTCTTACGGCGGCCACCGGAAACAAGGCTATTATTTCCCGGAAGACAGCAGTAAGCACCCTCGGCTGGGTAAACGACGTAGACGCCGAAATAGAGCAGATAGAGAGCGAGGAAGCCGCCGGATCCTTCGCGGACGTTTTAGAACCTTCACTATAACCAGCTATGGGAATAACAGCTATTACGGATATAAACAAGCTTTTCGATAAGATAGGGGCGGAGCTCGCCCCTATCATTGACGAAGTTATAGTAGAATGCTTCGAAAAGACCCTTATAGAAGTAACAGCCTTAGCGAAGGGGACAAACACGTATATAGACCGGACAAACCACCTGCGCAGCTCCATAGGCTACCAGCTTTATAAGGCCGGCGAGCTTATAAGCGAAGACTTCAGCAAGGCCGGAACCGGCACCGAAGGGGACGCTTCAGGAAGCGGGATGCAGAAAGGCCGGGAAGTAGCGCAGGAAGCCGCCAAACTTTGGCCTACGGATATTATAGGCGTATTAGTAGCCGGCGCGGATTACGCCCTCTACGTAGAAAGCCGCGGGTACGACGTTATTACAGGCAGCAGCCAGCAGCTAAACACTTTACTGCAGCAGAACATGCGCTTAGCTTTTGAAGCGCTAAACGAAGACTAAACAATGGCAAGGAAGAAACCCGGAAGCGGCGACAATTACCCGTCGCTGTTCGACCAAATAAAAGACCAGCGCGCCGAACTTCTTAAGGAAGTAGCCCGAGTAGAAGCGGAGCTTAAGCGGATATACGGAGCCAGCTATAAGGAAGCCTTAGAGCTGGCCGCCGTACGCCGCGCTATTGAGCAAGGCGGCGACTTCAGCTGGGACGCGAACGCAGCAGCCAGCAGCCAGCTAACGAAAGTATTAAATAACCTTCAGAGCGCCACGAACGCCCTGCTTAGTAATTCCGTAGTAGCCAGCTGGGCGAAGGGCGAGGAAAACTCCGAAAAGAACCTTTACGCAGCCTTAGGCGGCGGCAAAGCCGCGAAGGAAGCTATACAGGCGACAGCGGAAAAAGCCCGGAGCGCTATGCGGGAACGCGGAGCCACGGCCGGCGGGTACCTGACAAAGAACGAAGGCGGCTTTTCTATTTCGGAGCGAGTATGGAAGCTTACGGAAGCCGCGAAAAGAGAGCTTCAGATCGTAATACAAAACGGCATCAAGGAAGGGAAGACCCCTGACGAAATAGCCCGGAGCGCCCAGCAATACCTGAAGGAACCGGCTAAGTTATTCAGGCGCGTAAAGGATAAGGAAACGGGGAACCTCGAGCTTAGCAAGGCCGCGAAGGAATACCACCCGGGGCAAGGCGTTTATAGAAGCTCGTACAAAAACGCGCTACGCTTAGCACGCACGGAGATAACGGCCGCTTACAGGCGCGCGGAGTGGGAGAGCTACCAAAGCAACCCGCTAATAATAGGCTACGAGATACGCCTGAGCAATAACCACACTACGACCCTCCCGAACGGGAAAACGGTAAAGCTTACGGATATTTGCGACCGGATGGCGGGGCGGTACCCTAAGACCTTCTTATGGACGGGCTGGCACCCGCAATGCCGGTGCGTTATGATACCTATAACCGTAAGTAAGGAAGACTTCAAAGCCCGGATTAAAGCCCTGAAGAAAGGCCAGCTTCAGGAATGGAAGCCTAAGGACACCATCACGGAAATGCCGGCCGGCTTTAACGATTGGATAAAGGAGAATACAAAGCGCATCCAGCAGGCCAAAGCGCGCCCCTATTGGATTACGGAGAACTACAAGGGCGGGGACATTAAGAAGGGCTTAGTAAGAGCAATAGCGAACCTGAAGGAAGAAGTTAAGAAGCAGCAGGAAATAATAACGGAGTTTGACGGCCAAATAGCAATGCTGGAACGCTGGAAGGACGCGCTAAACTTGAACCTTACGGAAATATACCGGCTTAGGACTTCAGGCCAGCGCGCAGCCTTAGAAGGCGCCGTAGACAAAATGACAGACGAAGCAATGCGCCGTATAAGTATGTGGAGCGAAGCCGGAAACGAGCTTTACCTGCTTCAGGAAAAAGCACGAAAGGAAGGCTTCAACGAAATAGCGGCCAGCATAAAGGCCGTAAGGGACGCTTACGAAAGCGGGAACCAGCCGGGCAAAAAGTACCTCGCCTGTATAGCACACCTTCGCAACGCTAAGAAGGACTACGAAGCTGCGCTTAACGAAGCAATAGCCCGGAAGAAGGCAGAGCTTCAGCCCGTAAAGCAGCCGAAGGAATTAGACGGCTTCCTGAAGCAAGGCGACGAATTGGATCCGGAATTTTTCGCGCTTATTGACCCGAAGAATCCTATACGCCTAATAGTAGGAAACGCTTACGGGAAGAAAACCGACGCTTATTATAGCCCGAGCGAAAAAGCCGTCCACCTGTTTACAAAAGACCGCTACGACAAAAGCCCGTGGGACAGGAAGGCCGTAGTATACCACGAATTCGGCCACGGATTAGACTATCAGCGAAATTTACGCTTCAGCCCGGAAGTAACGGCTATGAGGGCGGCGCAAATAAAGCGACTTACAGCAAAGGGCAAATATACCATCTACGAAGAAACCGTAAGCAGGAACCCCAAAACGGGAAAGTGGGAATACGGCTATAAGGTTAAGCGCGAAGGTACTATGATGTATGCAAAGTATTTGGAGAATAGAATGGAGCTACTAAAGAACCGGCTATGGCGGATGCCTAACGAATTCTTCACTTCCCGGGGCGTAACTAAAGCCGATATGTTGGAGCAATTCTGCAGCGCAGCGGACACCCTTAAAAGCTTAGTTACTTCCTGCGGCTACGGGCATAGTACAAGCTACATGAAGCAATACGGCAACAGCGAAACGGAGTATATGGCGCACTGCTTCGAAAACGCCTTTATAGGGAACGCCGTATTTAAGCACTTTATGCCGGATATTTACAAGGAAATGGTGGACTATATACGGACACTAAAGCCCGGTATAGATTTATAGAAGATACAGGGAGCCGTCAGGAATTGCGCCGATATATAAGGCGGAGTCCGCCGGCTCTTTGCTTCCTTCCAAGCCCGGATAATAGGCGTAGAAGTCACGCCCGGAAGTAAGCGCCTTTCGTAAAAGCTTCCCGGCCTTTTCAGGATCCGGAGCGGCCAGCTGCAGCAAGCGGACAAAATCCCTGTCCGCTTCTTCTTCGCAAACACTAAGGAAAAGCGAAACTAATACGCTATTCGGCGCTTCAGTTACGGGGCTAAGCCCGGCGGCATCTTTGAATTTAGGCGTCTTCATACTTCCAAATTTTTAAGGTTCAGGAACCCGGCCGGAGCCGGGCGCCTTTACCTACTTACAGGATGCGGCCGAAGCCGCACAAAAACACGCACAAAAATAAAAAGATATTTTCAGCCTACAAAATAGCCCCTTCAGAGCCAGCCCGGAGCTGGCGCCAAACCGTTACAATTTGTAACGCTTTCCCCTGCCGCTAATTGGTACGGCCGTCCCTATTCGTCACTTTGTAGCCCCACGCTATAAAATTCTTTGCCGCTTTCAGGATCCGGCGGCGTATATTTACGGCGAACAACGGAAACGGAGCCACCGCTGCGAAGTAGGAGCTTCAGCAACGGCCAATCTAAGCAAGCAGGCCTGAGCACCGGAAAATAAATTTTCTCATAAACGGAACCGGCCGACGTAGTAGCAGCGTCCGGCTTTTCTTTTTTGAAGCTGGCAAAAAGAAGAAAGGATTTACTTTGCAAAAAGAAAAGATTACAAAAAGCGCAGCCCTGCGGCCTTCTAAGGCCTTTTTCTTTTTCTTCAGTCACATAACCAGCACAAAAGAAAAGAAAAGAAAAAGAAGGCCGGCGCTAATTCTTCCCGGATGCCTTCCTGAATTTCCCGCTTCAGGAATACCGGCCTTCAGTATACTATACGCACAACGCCCGGAATTCTTACAGGGACTTAACAAAAAAGTGAAGCCGGGTATTCTTCAGCTCGCAAAATAAGCAGCAACGCGCGGCCTTATTATGCAGGAACGCTGCATAATAAGCAGGAACCGGCGGCCTTAAATTGCACGGGAGCGAGTAAATAGCGAGTAAAAAGGGCTAATAAAAGGCCAATTACGGGCGTTAAAATTTCTTTGATTACCGCGCAGAAGCGCCTGTAAGGCCGTTTTACTACTTGCAAAAGGGCTAATAAAGGGCTAAAGGCGCGAGTAAGCGCGAGTAAATACGGGCGGACTTCAGGGCGCAGCTTCCCGGAGAATTCCCGAAACTTCCCTATTCTTCCCGTTATTTCTGCGGGATTTTGCGCGTGTGCGACTTTAACGCGCGGCTGGTACACTTTATTAGGCGGGAGCCTTAAAGCCCCGGAAACGGCCTAAAAACGGGCATTTTCAAAAACCCTGTCAAAAACTTCCTTCAGGCGTTTATTTCCGTATTATAATAATACGCTATTTTTGTACCGTTCAAGTTTAACAATTAAAAAAACATTTACTATGCTATTCGAAACAATTTTAGCACTACTGCTCGCTCAGTTTGCAGGCGTGCGAAAAGACGGGCTCACCCAGCTGGCGCGTTCTTTAGCGCTTACGGTTGATACCGAAGAAAAGGCGAAAGAGGTCGTAGGTAAACTGACCGCCGACCAAGTAAACAAATTCGTTCAGGATTGGAGAAAAGACGCAGACGCGGAGATCTCAAAGGCAAACAAGACCTACGAAGACGGCCTTAAGGAAAAGTACGACTTTGTAGAGAAAGGACAGCCGGCACCCCCCACCCCGGCACCCACCGGCGGACTCAGCGCTGAGGACGTATCGAAAATCGTAACGGAAGTAGTAACAAAGGCTACTGCAGGACTTCAGGAGAAAGTAACGGCTATGGAAGGCGCTAAGCTTACAGCAGAGCGCGAAGCCCAGCTTAAGGCCGTGCTTGACGACTCACTCCCGCAGGCATATAAAGACGCCATTATAGACGGCTTCAAAGCGCGCAACTTTGAAACCCCCGAAGCCTTTACTGAGTATTTGAACACCACAAAGACCGCGGCCGCCGCGTTCCAGCAGGAGCTGGCGGACAAAGGTCTGCGCCAAACGGCTATCCCCAACTTTGGAACCGTGAACAAAGAAGGCGTAAGCGCAGGCGTAGAAAGCTACATTAAAGACCAGCAGCAGGCGAACGGCGGAAACCTTAGCGGCAAGTCTATTTAAGTTTAACTATTAAAAAAGGAAAGAAAATGGGACTTCAGATCCAGCGTCAGAAAGACGTACGAGTAAACCGCGCGTTTACCCACAAGCTCGCTGATATTCCTAACGGCGTAACCGTTTCCGCAGCCGACCTGACACAGGCCGTCCTCGCAGAAGGCACCCCCGTAGGAAAGGACGCAGCTACCGGCCTTTTCCACGTAGTTAAGTGCGCCAAGCTTGCAGCCAACGCAGCAGACAACGCGACTACCTACGTAGTTAAGAAAGGCCACAACTTCAAAGTCGCCGACGTTATTATGCTCGGCGCCAATAAGAAGGCTTACGCTATTACAGCAATAGCAACCAACAGCGACGACGCAACCTGCGACAACATAACCGTAGGGACTACCCTCGGCGTAGCCGCCACCGCAGGCGACCCGATTTATCAGGCCGCAGCCGCCGGCGCTTCAGGTTCAGCCTTCAAGTACGAGCCTGTAGCCCTCGTAGGCGAGAGCTACGACGTTAAGGCTCTTAGCAACCACGTAGTCAACGCGTGGACAATAGGACAGGTAAAGGAGTCTAACATCCCCTTCTGCGGAAGCGAGATTAAGGCTAAACTTGCCGGAATTCGTTTCATTTAATTAAAGTAGGAGGATAAAATTATGCTTCAGTCTTTGATGATCGGTATAACCGAAAAGGATATGCAGGCCGTAGTAAATTCCTACGACCTTAAGGCCTACTACTACCCTACGCTTTTCCCTCTTAAGGAGAATTACAGCCTTACATGGAAGGCGCTGGAAGCCCAAGTAGGACTCCGTATCGCCGGCGACCTTGTAGCGCGCGGCGCCACCCTTGACCCTAAAACACGCGAAGCAGTCGCGCGTATTCAGGGCGACATCCCTAAAATTGCGATTAAGCGCGTAAAGGACGAAAACGAGCTTAACGAATACGACATTATGGTCGCTATGACCAGCGCCAACCCCGACCTCCGCGCGCTTGTAGAAGCGTGGGCGGAAGATACTAAGTATTGCTGGGACGGCGTAGCGAACCGTTTGGAATGGATCGCGCTTCAGAGCATCAGTCTCGGCAAAGTAACCCTTACAAACGACAATAACAACAGCGTAGTAAGCGAGTACGACGTAGACTACGCAATAGACGCGTCGCAGAAGTACGGCTATCAGTCCGGAAGCGCCAGCTGGGCAACCAGCGCCAGCGCTAAGCCTATTTCTAAGGACTTCAAGAAAATCGTAGAGAACGCCCGTGCTAAGGGAATTTCCCTGAAGTACGCCTTTATGAACCTTGACACCTTCGCGCAGTTTGCCGCTTGTAAGGAAGTTATAGAGCTTTCCGCTTCCTTCGCAGCTAACGCCCTTAATATCGCGCAGTCCCCGAGCGTAGAGCAGGTAAACACCGCTATGGCGGGTCTTGCATACCTTCGCGGCCTTCAGATTGTCGTAATAGATCAGGACATCACCATCGAAAAGGCGGACGGCAGCCGCACAACGGGCAACCCGTTTGCGAACGACATAGTAACCTTTACCGAGTCTAAGGTGTTCGGCGCTACCTATTGGAAGAAGCCCGCGGATATGAACGTAAAGGGCTCCGTTTCCATTAAGGCGCTTAACGGCCATACTTGCGTAAAGAAGTACTCAGAGGAAGAGCCACTCGCAGAAATTACCGTAGGACTTGCTAACGCTTTCCCTGCGTGGCTTTCTTCTTCCCGCGCCTTCTTCCTTGATACCACGCACAACAGCTGGTCACATTAACGGAGAAAAACCAATTTACCCGGGTGGGGCTTCCCGCCCCGGGTATTAAAAAAGTAGCAGAAAATGACCTTTAAGGAATACATAAAAAAGACTACGGCAAAATTCGGCCTTGACAGCGAAGACGTAGACGTCCTGCTGGTAAACCAAGCCGACATCATACCGGATCCGAACGCCGAAGTAAACGCCCGTATAGCAAAAATAGCCCTTTGTAACGAATTCGCTATGTTTTTGCAGCCGGCGAACATTTCCGAAGGCGGGTATTCCATAACGTGGAACATTGAAGCTATAAAGCTATGGTACAACGCGACCACCGCGAAGCTCGGACTTAAGAACTACGCGAAGCCGGCATTACGAAACAAAAGTAATATATGGTAACAATTAGGCCGCAATACTACGAATTCCTTTACATCCTTCAGGACGCAACGGAAGCGACCCAGCAGACCAACGGAAGCTGGACGCCCGGAACTTCAGGGTGGACGCTAAAGGGAGCCTGCAGAGAGGAAACAAACGGCAAAGGCTCCGTTATAACGACAGCAGACGGGAAAGCCCTAACTTTCGCTTCCTTAATTCAGCTCCCCGTAGGCACCACCCGCGTCCCGGAAGGAACGAAGGTAATAGTTACTTCTCAGGAAGTACAAACTTCAGACTTAGAGAACGAAGCTTATAGAAGGACGGCTAAGGAGTCCGGGCTGATAGTAGCCGAAGGCGTATGCCTTAAGTTTGACTTCGGCCGCCTTCATAGTAGGCTATGGATATAAAAGGCAATGCACAGCATAGAAACCGACGACGTATTATTTACGATCCTTAACGGGTCTTCAGCTATTAAGGCCGCAATAACCGGCGGCATCTACGTAGCAGGGGAACGGCCGGACAATTCCGAGCTGGAAGACATAGTAATAAATACTATTAGCCTTAACCACGAAAGCCCGCAAAGCGGCGCTTCGAACGTTAATATCCACGTCCCGGACTTAAGCCTGAAGGTAAGGAACCAGCAGCAGCGCAAGACCGACCGCGAGCGCCTACGCACCCTTACAAACTTAGTCCTTCAGGAACTTAACGCCGCGCGCGTTTCCGGCCTTACTATTCAGGTCGTAAGCGACACCGTTATAAAGGAACCCGCAATAAACCAAAGCTATATGAATATCCGCGTAAATTGGAATATAGCAGTACGATAATTAACTATTAAAACCTTACAGCAATGGCAGAGAAAAAAGTATTTACCCTCGGGCTTTCCAAGATTGAAGTGGGAGCCGTAGGCGGCAGCGGCGACAAAGCAGAACTCGGCTACACCTATCAGGACACCTGCAAAATGACGCAGGAAGACGCCGAAACTACGGACTTCTACGCCGAAGAAGTAGAAGACCCTGTAGTCAGCATTTCCCGCGCCGGTAAGACTATCTTCGAATTCAGCCTTATGAACCCTTCCCCCGACACTATGGAAGAACTTATGGGCGGAACCGCAGGGAAAACCACAACAGGCGCAACCGACAACGACAAGTGGGACGCGCCGGATAAGGCGCCTAACATTGAGAAGGCAATCACCATCACCCCGGAGCAGGGTCTTAAATTCGACATCGCACGCGCGAAAGTAGAAGCTAAGATTAACGCCGAATTCAGTAAGAAGGGAATCCTCCTTATTGACGTTAAGGCCACCGTCCTGAAGCCCGCTTCAGGCGCAAAGCTCACCGCTACCGTGGTGGCCGCTTCTTAAGCGAGCCTTCCCAGCGAAACCGAACCCCGAAGCCCCCGGAAAATTTCGGGGGCTTCTTTGATAAATAAGCAACATTATGGCAGACAAAACAATAAACGCACAGCAGGAGCTCGCACTTGAACGCGAAGAATTACGCCTGCTTATTCAGAAGGGCGTAAAATTCGACGTAACGCGAAAGGTACGCGTGCACCTTCCCGGCCTTAAGGGCTTCTTCAGGAAGCCGGAAGTACGGGAAATTACGGAAAGCTTCGAGCTTAAGGAACCGACACTCTCCACCCTTGACCGCCTTAGCGAAGTGTGGCTGGACATTGATATAGACGAAGAAGGACTTACGGGCGGAACCTTAGCCACTATTCAGGAAGCGAAATATATAGTGCATAAGAACGTAAAGAAGGCCGCGCTTATAGTAGCAATAGCCGCCCTCGGCGAAGACTACTATATAAACGAAATAGACAGCCGCGGGCGCTTCAGGCAAAAGGAAGATAAAGCGGAGCTTCAGCGCCTGTCCGCGCTTTTCTTCCACAACGTAAAACCTTCCAAGCTTGTAGAATTGGCGAATACGGTAACTACTATTTCGAATTTGCCGGATTTTATAGGCTCTATGCGATTGATGAAAGGCGCAAGACAAACGAAACCGGGAACGGATCGCATAGAGTAACAGGCCTAAAGACGCCCTACGGCCGCCGCGGTTCAATTTGCGCGCACTTCGGCTGGACGTGGGACTATTTACATCACGGAGTAACGTGGCCAATAGTTCAACGGTTATTATTAGACCTTCCGGGCTTCAGTATGGAAGACGACGAAGTAACGGAAACGGCAATTACGGCGGATAACGCCGAAGAAATGCTTAAACAAATAAATAGTTTAATATGAACGTAAACGGCGGCGCCCTTGAATTCGAGATCGTAGCGAAAACGGGGCAATTAAATAGCGCGCTGGAGCAAAGCAAAAAGATGATCTCCGACTTTGCGACCACGGCGCAGAAAGGCGGCGAAGGCATAGACGCAGCAATGCAGAAAACGGCGGAGCACATAGAAAAGGCCTTTTCTGATATTGACACTATGTCAGGGCTGAACCAGCAGGAGATCAAGAAACTACAAAAGGCCTACGACGAGCTCGGCAAAAAGGCCGGGGACGCATTTATGAAAGGCACCCAAGCGGGAGATGAAGAATTTAGTAAGCTTCAGCAGCGCCAGCAGGAAATAAAGCGCGAGATAACCATCCGCAAGCAGTTAGAAGGCGAGATAGCCAAAACGGCCGATCAGCTTTTAGTAGAGTCGCAAAACTTCGACAAACAGCGCGAAGCCGTACAAAAGGCCGCGAACGCGCACACTTCCCTGAGGACACAGCTCCGGCAAGTAATAGAGCAATTAGCAGCAATGGAAGAAGCCGGGGAGCGCGGAAGCGAAGCTTATAGAAAGCTTCAGGAAGAAGCGGGACGGCTTAAGAACGCTATGGGCGACGCTCAGCAGCAGGCGACCATATTAGCCCACGATAACGCCGGCCTTCAGGGCGTAATAAGCGCCGTTTCAGGCGTAGCAGGCGTTATGAGCGCAGCGCAGGGAGCCGTCGGCCTATTTGCCGGCGAAAACGAGAACCTGCAAAAAGTTATGGTTAAGGTTCAGAGCCTTATGGCCATAACAATGGGGCTCCAGCAGGCGGCAAACACCCTAAACAAAGATAGCTATTTCCGGGTCGTACTACTTTCGCAGGCGCAGACAGGGCTGGCGGCCGTTAATACACGGCTTCGCGCTTCCTTCGTAAAATTAGGCCTTTCGGCCACGGCCGCGAACGTAGCGACAAAGGCGCTGATGGCGACCTGTACGCTCGGCCTTTCCCTTGCAATAGCTGGCGTAGTAAAGCTTATAGAACGGCTTAAGAAGAAGCAGGACGAAGCGAAGCAGGCACAGGCGGAGCTCCGGGCGGAACAGGAAAAGGCGGAAGAAAGCCTGAAGAAAATAGCGGATAGCTACGCCCAGCAGGTCGCGGAGATTGACGCTCTGCGCGCGGCCTTGACTTCAGAAAACTACTCCCAGCAGGAAAAGGAAAAAATTATTAAACGCCTTCAGGCTATTATGCCGGGCTATACGGCCAGCCTTGACAACGAAGGCCGACTTATCCGGGAAAACGCGAAGGCCGTAGATGAATATACGGCCAGCCTTGAAAAAAGCCTGAAATTTAGGGCCGCTATGGAAGATCTAACGGAACTTTATAGCAAGCTTTATCAGCAGGAGAAAAACAAACCGGAGCAGAAAACGCGGCAGCAGTACGTAGAAGACGCAGCAAAAAGCGCCGGGATAAGTATGTCAGACGTAACGCCGCAAATGACCGAACAGTGGGGCAAAATGTACGAAGCTATGGACGGAATAAGCGCCACCTTTTGGCAGCAGGAAACCGACAAAATAAAGGCCGACATTGACAAAGTAATAGGCTATATTACGGACAGCGGGCTCGGGGACTTCCTAAACGGCGGCGGATCCGGGAACGGCGACAACACTAAAGACCCTTTCGTGGAGATGTTGAACCAGCGAAAGGCACAATACGCCACCTATACGAAGTGGATAAGTAGCGGCGACGAAATAGTAAGGAAGGCGGCGTCTACGCAATTCGCGGGACTTCTTCAGGAAGGCGCGACTTACTTAGACTACCTTAAGAACCAGCGCGATGCTATTATGGCATCCGTAGGCGGGGACGCTTCCAAGCTTGACAGCACAGGCAGCCAAAACCTTACAAACGTAAATAACGCGATCGCAACGGAAACAGCAAATGCAGCCCTCGCCGAGTATAAGGCCGCCCTTCAGGAAGAATTAAAGGGCGCTAACAACATATTAGAAGTCCTGAACATTATAGAAAGCCGCAGGCAGGCGCTGTCAGGGGACGACACGCAGCTGGGGAAGGCCAAAGCTTCAGAGCTTGACGAAACCGAAAGCAAAGCGAAGGAACAGCAGGCGCAGGAAACCGACCAGCTACTGCAGGAATACGCCGATTACCTTAGTAGGAAAGCGGAGCTGGCGAAATCCTACGAAACCGATATGGCTCTACTTCAGGCGCGCCTAACGCAGACCGAAGACGCAGCCGAACAGGAGCGAGTACAGCGCGCAATAGCCGCACGCCAAAGACAATATGAGCTGGAAAGCGCCGGATCAGGAAGCCCACAATACGACCAGCTACTGCAGGAATACGGAAGCTTCGAAGAAAGGAAACTCGCTATTACGCAGGAATACGACGAAAAAAGGCGTATCGCAAACGAGCAGGGCAATGCCGCGCTGGTTCAGAACTTAAACGACGCAGAAGCGAAGGCAATAAGCCAGCTGGCCGCTAAGATGCTGGAAAGCTCAGACGCGTGGGCGCAGCTATTTGGCAACCTTGACGAATTAACCGCTTCCCAGCTTACAACCCTCGTGGCCGAAATTGAAAGGCAATTCGACAGCCTGTCCGGAGTATTCGACCCTGTAGACCTTACGGAGATTAGGAACAAACTGAACGAAGCGCGTAACGTAGTTATGGCAAATAACCCGTTTAAGCAGATGGGCGTAGCCATTAAAACTATATTTAAGGACGCAGGTAAAGATAGTAAGACCAGCGCGAAGCAAATTAAAAAGAATTGGAAAAATTTAGGCGACAGTACCGAAGCCGCCTTTAGCTTCGTAAGCGACGCTATTAACAGCTGCCAGCCACTTAAAGAAGCGATCGGCGAAGTAGGCACCACGGCAATAAGCAGCCTTATGGCGACCGCATCGGTCGCCATAGGAGTAGCCACCGCCATAAAAACCGCGGAGAAGTCCTCCGTTATTTTGGCTATTATTCAGGCCGCCCTCGTAGTCGTTCAGGCCGTAGTAGACGTAATAATGGCTATTTGCGGGAATCAGGACAAGAAGCTGCAGAAAAGTATAGAAGAACACGAAAAACAAATTACAAAATTAAGCAACGCATACCAGCAGCTATCGTGGGAGATTGACAACGCCCTCGGCGAAAAATACTTCGAAAAGCAGAAAGAAGCCATTAAGAACATCCGCAAGCAGAACGACGAAATACGCGAGCAGATAAGACTCGAGAATGCAAAAAAGAAGACCGACGAAGACAAAATCGAAGAATATAACGCCAAAATAGCCGCAAACCTTCGAACCATAGAAGACACTATCCGCGAAATAACGGAAGAAATTACGCAGACCAGCGCGAAGGATATGGCCGAAGAATTAGCGGACGGAATAGCAGACCTTTTCGGCGAAGGTCTAAGCAGCGAAAAAATAAAAAAGACCGCGGGGAAATTAGCGCAAGAAGTTATGGCTTCAGCAGTTAAAGCCGCCCTTAGCCGCCAATTTTTACAGGAGCCGCTGCAGCAGGCAATGGAACAGCTACGCCAATATATGGGCTTCGACAAGGAAGGCGTCGGCAGCTTTGACGGATTGACCCCCGAAGAACAGCAGCGTTTTAAGGAGAGGATCCAGCAGATCGCCAACAACTACGCGGAAGCTATGAAGGTATACGAAGACTTATATAAGGACTTAGAAAACGCCGAAGACGAAGACCCGAGCAGTTTAGCCGGAGCCATTAAGGGCGCAAGTCAGGAAAGTATAGACCTGCTGGCCGGCCAAACGAACGCCGTAAGAGTTAATCAGGTGGAAAGCCTTACTATACTTAGAGAGAGCCTCCTGCACCTTGCAAGCATAGACGCGAAGGTCGGTGTTTCAAATAGCCTACTTAGGGACATTTATAACGCCGTTATGTATTCTTCAGAAAACGGGGACTTACGAGCCGCCGGAATAACAAACTTCTAACTAAAAAATAACTAATATGGATAAGAGATTTAACGAAAAGTTAGCGGAAGAAGCTAAACGCGCCGGAATTTGCCGGGAGTGGTACGGAAAAATCCTGCAGGCGGCGGATATCCCTCAGCTATTAGCGTTATACGTTTCAGGTATTGACTTCTGCCTCAGTAACGAATATCCAAACAATAGGATATTAAAAGAATACGGCGGGGAATACCTGCCGGCCTTCGGAATTTACGTAGACGAAGAAAACGCGGAGCTTCAGAATCCGCGCCGCCTTATAGCCTTAGGCACTACCCGCGCCGCGGCCACCTTCAGAGAATACGCCATGGGGGAAGTATTCGCTAAGCATAGCGCGGAAGTAGCCGTAAGCGCCCAAAACAACTCCTTCGTCGTTATTGATATGTTCGACGAAAGCCGGGTAACGGTTAAGGCCTTCGGTAACGCGAAAGTTTGTATACACCAATACGGCGGCACGCTTAGCACGGAAAGCGCCCAAAGCGCCGTAATAAAAGTTATTGATAAACATAAAACAACCTATTAAGATGGTACAGGAAGACAATGTTATATTAAACCTGCCCTTCGACGAAAGCGCAGGCTCTACTATTGCCTACGATTACAGCGTAAGGCGAACGGACGGCACCGTGGTAAACGCCGAATTCGTAGCCGGCAAGCAGGGAAACTGCCTTAAGTTTGACGGTGACGGCCACTGCGACGTGCAAAGCGACTCCTTCCCGGTAAGCGGGAATTTTACCCTATTAGCGTGGTTCAAGCGCGCAGCCTTCCCGGACGGCTTCACGGGGAAGAAAATAGGCCTTATGTTTGCCACCGGCGAAGTAGAAGGCTACATAGAACGCTGGTACGAAATTAACGAAGATACGTGGGGCTATTGGGGAATAGTAAAGAACGCCCGCGAAATTTGCGTTTATCTTGACACCCAGCTAATAGACACTATCCAGCTCCCGGCGAACCTTACGGGCTTTTCGCTTCAGCAAGATATATACAGCGAAGAATACGCCCTCGGCTTTTTGGATCAGTGCATCGGCTACTCCGTAGCCTTGACTCAAGAGGAAATAATAGAAACGCTTAACAGCGTAGCCGAACTTTCCTACAAGCTTAACGGCGTAGACTTCAAAGACTACGATATCTACGTAAGCGAGAGCAACGGCCTGCTGGATAAGCCGGCCTATAAGGAGCCGTTAAAAATTGATTGGGATGACTACCACGGCGAAGTCGTAGACTTGAAGAATAAACGGCTTCAGGCGCGCGAAATTACCCTTAACTGCTTTATGAAGGCCGAAGGAAAAATAGTCTTCGTGCAGAAGCTTAACAACTTCTTAGATCAGTTTGACGCAGACGGAACGCAGCGCCTTGAAGTAGATATCCACCCGACAAAGCCGCTGATATACGACGTATATATGCCTTCAGGCCTTAGCGTAAGCAAACGCTGGAACGATACGCTTATGGTCGGAACGTTTACCCTTAAGCTTCGCGAGCCTGACCCGGTAAAGCGTATAGTACGCTTCCAGCGCACAAACAGCGCCGCCGTCCTGAACGTTCAGTTTACCAGCCCGAAAATAACGGTCATAAATTGGGGCGACGGGACTACGGAAGAAGTAAGCGGAACCGTAAACACAAGCCACACCTACGCGACAAACGGTATTTATTACGCTTCGATAGCCGGCGTAATTGAACGTATTACAAACTTCAGCACAAACGGCATCTTAGTATGGAACAAATTATAATAACACACCCTGACGGAACGACCCTGCCGCTGATAAGCAAAGCGGCAGGCCGCGCCGTAACTAAGGCGGAGCAAAGCGTCGCGCTTTTGGGGGAAGATACCGTAAAAATTACGGTTCAGAGCGCGGAGCCTTTAGACTTCACGCTGGGGGACATAATAGACGTCTACGGGAAAGCCTACAAGCTTAACCAGCTCCCGGAGCCTACAAAAAACGGCGAACGTAACTTTTCTTACGAGCTTACGATGGAAGGGGCGCAGTACGACCTAATAGACGTACAATGGCTCCTGCCGGATAACACCGTATTAGACAGCTTTACGGGCGACCTTGAAGACTTCTTAGACATCCTCGTAAGCAACCTTAACCGCGTTTATACGGCTAAGTGGCAAAAGGGAACCTTTCCGGCCGATACGGAATTTAAGACTTTGGCCTATACGGAAAAGAACGTCCTCGAAGTAGCGCAGGATCTATGTAAGCAGTACGGCGTAGAATTCGAAATCGGCTGCGTAGCAGCAACCGGAAAATATAGCTTCAGCTTCAAGTCTTCAGTAGGCTCCGTATTCCCGTATACGTTCAGATACGGCCGGGGCGGTGGGCTTTACCAGCTTCAGAGAAAGAATATCAGCAGCAAAAGCCTCGTAACGCGCCTTTACGCCTACGGCGGAAGTAGCAACATTCCGAGCACGTACAGGCACAGCCGCCTGTGCCTTCCCGGCAAAGCTAAGAACGCGTCCTATATTGAAACCGCGGCGGCCGTAGAGCTTTACGGAGTCCGGGAGAATACGAAAGTATTTAACGACATATTCCCGAATCGATACGGCCAAGTGACAGGCGCCGGAAGCAAATACTACGGCTTTATAGACGGAACTATGGACTTCGACCTGAACGCGAAGGACGCGCAGGGAAACACGCTTTACCTGATACCCGGAGTGAACGCGAAAGTTAAGTTTACGACCGGAAATTTAGGCGGCTACGAATTCGACGTCCACAGCTACGACCATACTACGAAGGAAATACAGCTGGTGCCCTTCACGGACGAAAACGGTATGAAATTCCCGAGCGAAACGTCCGAAGCCTTCCAGCCCGGAATCGGGGATAAGTATTTTTTTGTAGATATTAACCTCCCGGACTCTTACAAGGAAGCAGCAGAAAGCAAGCTTCAGACCGAAGCCGAAGCCTACGCAGCGCTGGCATGTCAGCCGCAAGTATCCTATAACTTGAAAATAGCCGAAGGCTTCCTTTCGCGCTACGAAGCAGAAGGCGGCGGAATTAACGTCTTCGCGGCCGGCGACAGCATACCCGTAGAAGATACCGACCTCGGGCTAAACCGCGCTATCCGTATTCAGAGCTTCAGCCGCGATCTTCTTAAATGCTACGCTTACGACCTTAAGCTGGCAGACGAAACAACGGCCACACCGCTAACTCGCATTATTAGCGACCTTCAGGACGTACAGGACGTTATAGAAATAAACCAGCTCGCGGATCCAAGCCGCGCCCGCCGTAATTGGAAGGCCGCGCAGGAAGTCCTCGCTTCAGTATTCGACCCTGACGGCCACTACTTCAGCGAGAAAATACGCCCGGCTTCAGTAGAAACGACAATGCTGGCCGTAGGGGCAAAGAGCCAGCAGCTCACGCTGGTAAACGCGCGCTTCGAACCGAACTACAACGGGAACCCTAACAACCTGTACGCTTCAGGCGGGACGCTTATACACTACGCCATCGAAGACACGATAAAGAGCTGGACAATGCAAAGCGGGACGCTTTCAGCAGCGCAAACGGGAACGCCCTACTATCTTTACACGGAATGCGATAAGACAGGCGGGAACGGCCGCTATTTACTTAGCACGGAGCAAAGAACGGTCGAAAGCGTAAGCGGAAAGTATACCTTCCTTATAGGCACGCTCAGCAGCGTAATAACCGACGACGACGGAGTAAGCCGCCCGGCGCGTATACTTTCCCTGACTTTCGGAAGCACCACGATAAACGGCCGCTTTATTAAGACCGGCCGCATCGAAAGCAGCGGCGGCGGTACCTGCTATTTTGACCTTGATAACGGCGAAATAGGCGGCGTTATTAAATTCCGGTCTTCAGATGGAACCTATAAGAACGTAGTAGATACGGATGCGTCCGCCCTTGAAGCTAAGAATTACATAAACAACACCCTGCCGGGCATTATTGCCGGTATTCAGGAACAGCTGGACGGCCAAATAGAACAATTCTTTGAAACGTACGACCCGACCACCAGCAACCAGCCGGCAGCCAGCTGGACGACTACGGCAAAAAAAGAGGAACACCTCGGCGACCTTTTCTATAACACCAGCACCGGAAAAGTATTTAGGTGGGTAAAGGAAGCAGGAGCCTACAAGTGGCAGGAGCTGCAGGACAGCGAAGTGGCGCAGGCCTTAGCCCTTGCAAACAACGCCTTAGATCTTGCACGCACGAAACGCCGCATCTTTACGGCACAGCCTACGACCCCCTACGAAGTAGGCGACCTTTGGGTGCAGGGGGCGTCCGGGGATATTATGAGCTGTAAGACTTCCCGGGCTTCAGGCGCTTTTACTTCTTCCGATTGGGTAAAAAGCAGCAAATACACGGATAACTCCGCGCTTATTGCTTTCATAAACGACACCTATACGGTGCAGATTGAAGACCTTGTAGAGCAATTAGACGGGAAAATAGAAAGCTTCTTTACGACTTCAGACCCGGCCAGCAGCTGGACAACGGCCGCTGAAAAGGCTAAGCACGTAGGGGATTTTTGGTATAACGACACCGCCCACCTCCTGAAGCGCTACGCACTTATTAGCGGCGTTTACCAATGGGTGACAATTCAGGACGATAAAGCAATAGCGGCGTACGAAGCGGCAGGCCGGGCACAGGACACGGCGGACGGAAAGCGCCGGGTATTCGTTTCCCAGCCGGTACCGCCTTACGACGTAGGCGACCTTTGGCTAACGGGCGGAAGCACGGACGGAGAGCTGAAGCGCTGCGTTACGGCGAAGGCTTCAGGCGGAAGCTTCGCGGCTTCAGATTGGCAGGTGGCCGTAAAGTACGACAATACGCAGACCATTATAGACGGCGGAATCGTAACCAGCGGAACCGTACAACTTGCAGGAAGTGCCGGCACCATTTTAGCCGGAATAACCGGCGAAGGCACAACCAGCAGCAGCGTCAGACTTTGGGCGGGAGCGACAAAGGCCAACAGGGCGTCTGCGCCCTTCCGCGTTCTTCAGGACGGCTCAATCGTAGCGACGAAGGCCAAAATTACGGGCGAGATAAACGCGACCTACGGAACCTTCAAGAATATAAAAGTAGAAGGATCCTTAAGAAGCCCGTTTAAGCAGCCTACGGACTCCTTCGACGAAGATATAAGCGACAACGTAGCCCTGCTTTCAGAGGGGGGCGGGTGGATGTACGCTTATGGCCTTCCGTGGACTACGGCAAACAGCGGCCGCAAAATTTGTATTACGAATTACAGGTGGCGCAGCAGCTACGCCGAAGGAACCGCCGCAATAAGCGCGCCTTCAGGAAAGTATTTCTACGAAAACGGCATAAGCACCAGCGAACTGAAACTTAGCCGCGAAGTTGTAGAGTTATTAGGCTACGGCGACGAAAATACATTTTACGGCTGGATCGTACTAAACCGCAAGAACCTAATGACAAACTACCGCTACGGCCGCGAAGCCCGATGCCTTCTTATGGGGCGTATAACCATAACCGGGAACAGCGTACAATTTAATAAAATTGTTTGCTACGACGGAACCCGCGCGACTTCAGGCATAAGCTTCACTACTAAGGACGGAACGGTCTCAATGTGGCGCGGCGCAGAAGGCCGGTGCTATTTGAATATACCGAGCGCGTGGTTTTCGGATATGGAAGATATATTAGTACAGGCGACAGGCTACGGCTGGGTAAGCGGCTCCACTTCTTCGCCTTGTAAGGCTACGGCTACGCCTACTTCGAAGACAAGTATACGCTTCGATGTTTCAGACGACACCAGCAATAACGACGGATCCTTTATGTTTGCTATTTATAATATGAACGATTGGATGTATTAAGAGAACGGTCGGGCTTTTCCGGGGGCGTCCCGGGCTTCTTCAGCCTTCACGGCGGGACGCTTTCGAAAAAGTTTTTATTCGAGCTTTTGACAGCCCGTATTACTATAATACGGAATTACTAAATTTGTAGAACTTTTAATAATTAACGCTTATGGCAGAAACAACCCGCGGCGGGGAAGCAGTATCCCCGCAAATTGGCAAAATGGGAGTTATTAGCCTTTCGGCTAAAAATTTCCAGCTTGAAGGCGTCCCCTTCAATATCAAGAACGACGGAGAAACGGCCGTAACGCTTGAAGTAAACCTTTACGGCGACGAGCCGGGGAACTTCATAGCTACACGTTTCGAAGTAGGATGGAACCCGGAAATTATACGGGAAATTAAGCAAACAAGTCAAACCATAGACCTCAAGTGGGGCTATTAAAAAAGTATTCAGTATGGGACTTATTATCGGAGTAGGCGCAAATACGCCTAAATTTCCTTACGATTACTACTATGGCGTAACGTTCGACACGGCCACAGCTTCAACCGCCTGCACCCGCGTAGGCCGCCCGGAGCTTCACGTAAGCCTGCCTATTCAGAGCAGGATGCGCCGCTGCCTTCTTAACGACGCCGGCGAAGTAGTAACGTACTTAGGGGCACAGGACAGCACGAAGACTGACACCGGCGCAGCCGCAGACCTTACAGGCGCAAGCGGACAGGTAATGGTGGAAATTCCTGAGCACTTCAGGAAGATTGAAGTAAACGGCACGGAAGTAACCGTCCTTATTTCGGAGCACAACCTGCCGGGCTTTACCAAGATACCGAAGTGCTACCGAAGCGCCTATCAGGCAACCGTAGACCGCACCAACAGCAAGCTGGCGTCCGTAGTAAACAATACGGCGCAGTACAGGGGTGGAAACAACAGCGCAGCGACGGACGGAACAGCGAAGGAGCAGCGCGGAATGGCCGCAACTTCTATCAGCCTTACAACCTTCAGGACTTACGCCCGCAACCGCGGAAACGCAGGAAAGGACGGCAAAGGCTGGAACTGCGACGTGTACGCAATTCAGAAGGCCTGCTTTTGGCTTTACGTTATTGAGTACGCAAACCTTAACTGCCAGCTGGCATTTAACGCCCAGCCGGACGCTTCAGGCTACAAGCAGGGCGGACTCGGCAACGGCGTAACTACGGCAAACAGCTCAAAGTGGAGCGCTATGAACGGCTATAACCCCTTCGTGCCTTGCGGCGTTACTAATTCCTTAGGCAACGCTTCAGGCGTAGTGAGCTACGCGCTTAACGAATTGCAGGCCGCAGCCTACGGAGAAGAAAAGACCTTCAGCGTACCGTCATACCGGGGAATAGAAAACCCCTTCGGCCATATTTGGCACTTTACCGACGGGTGCAAGTGCAAGATACAGGCGGACGCAGACGGCGGAAAGTCGCTTTTCTATTCGGCGGAATTCAACCCGGCCGCTTTCAATTCCAGCGGCTATGAAGGCTACAACCTTCGCGGGGAGCTTCCACGCGGCGAAGGCTACGTTAAGGAGCTTATGATCGGAGAGCACGGCGAGAACATGCCGAAGACCACGGGCGGAAGTAGCAGCACCTACGTAGGCGACTACTTCTATACCAACATACCAGCCAGCGGCGAAGCCGAAAGGGCGGTGCTTTTCGGCGGGGATGCGCTTCACGGCGCGGGTGCCGGTCTTGCGTTTGCGAGTACGCTTAACGCGGCTTCGATTACGACTGCGAACGTCGGCTCTCGGCTTTGCTTTATACCCGCATAACGTAGCCCGGAGGGCGACCACGTAACGCAGGCAATAAGTCAAATTCAAAATTCAAGCTTCAGAGAAAAAGCAATGAACGAGAACGAAAGACCACTATTTAACAGCGCGGCGACCGGCGACGACGGGAGCCTCGCCGCGCTCAATATAGCGCCGGACGAAAATAACAAGCACTTCAACTGCAGCGAAACAGCCCGGAGAGCGAAGCGAAGAAGTTTTTTACAAATTCCCAAGAAATAAAATATATCCTCGGGAAGATTAAAGAGCTTAAGGCCTTCCCACGCCGGGTAACTATGCGAGCTTCAGGAACGCGCTATTATTTTGAGTAACAAATAAGGCTGTTTCCCCTTAGGGCGGTGCGTGTCGGCGGGGGTGCGAATGACGGCGCGGATGCCGGGCTTGCGTATGCGAATACGAATAACACGGCTTCGAATACGAATGCGAACATCGGCTCTCAGCTATACAGGGGATTATATAAGAAAGATATAAGGGGAAAGGCCGTGCCACACGGCAAAAAATAACGAACCTAAAGGGAGTTAGTAGGCTTCAGGCCGACCGCCCCCGGAGAACCCAGCAAAGATGAAAAGAGTAAACAACCTATTCGAGCAAATTTGCAGTCTTGAGAACTTGCAGCTGGCGGACGAAAAAGCCCGCAAGCGCAAAACGCACAAGTACGGCATAAAGCTGCACGACAGGAACCGCGAAGCAAATATCCTCGCGCTTCGCGAAGCTTTGCTTAAGGGCACGTTCAGAACTTCAGAATATAGCACGTTTACAATCTACGAACCTAAGGAGCGCTTAATTTACCGGCTTCCTTATTACCCCGACCGCATACTGCACCACGCAATAATGAACGTTTTAGAACCTATATGGCTAAGCGTATTTACGGCGGACACATATAGCTGCATCAAAAACAGGGGGATCCACGCAGGAGCGCAGGCTGTTAAGGAAGTATTAAGGAAAGACCCGGAAGGCACAAAGTACTGCCTAAAGCTTGATATTCGCAAATTCTATCCATCGATAGACCACGAAATCCTGAAGCAGATAGTACGCCGAAAAATTAAGGACGCGCGCCTGCTTGACCTATTGGACGGAATAATAGACTCCGCCGAAACTTCGGCCGAGGATAAAGCCGGGCTCCAGCTTTCAGAGGGACACCCGGTCGGCATACCGATAGGCAACTATCTAAGCCAATACTTCGCGAACTTATACCTTACTTACTTCGACCATTGGCTGAAGGAAGAAAAGCGCGTAAAGTATTACTTCAGATACGCAGACGATATGGTAATTTTTTCTTCAGACAAAGCGGAGCTTCACGCCCTACGCACGGAGATAGCGGCGTATTTAGCAGACCGCCTGCGCCTTGAAGTAAAAAGTAATTGGCAGGTCTTCCCGACGGACAGCCGCGGCGTAGACTTCTTAGGCTTCGTCTTTTACCATAGATATACACTCCTTCGAAAGAGGGTAAAACAAAACTTTTGCCGGGCAGTAGCACGTATTAACCGGCGGAAGATTAAGCTGGACGCTAAGGCCTATAAACAGGCCATTTGCTCGTGGTGGGGCTGGGTAAAATACAGCGACAGCAGGCATTTTTATAAACAACTAAGTAAAAAATTTCAGTATGAAATCAAATTCTGATATTAGGCCGGAAACCTTCATAAATTTGGGGGACGGCAGCTGGCAGTACAATTTTAACGTCCGCGAAATTCAGGTGCCCGTAGAGGGCGGAACCGAGGGCGAAACCCGTACGGCCTACGAGTACGAAAGCGTCATAGTTTGGGGCTACCCTACCTTCGACAAGTGCGTAAAGGCAGTCCTGAGGGACAGGCGCGACGAAACGCAGGAATTCAACCTCGTAAACCGCTATAACGCCTATGTTTTGGGCGTAAGCGAAGACGAAGCAGACCGAAACGACTATATAGCCTACCTTCGCGAAGTGAAGGACGTAAAGGCGCAGGTCGAAAGGGATATAGAAGAATTCGGCAACGCCACGAAGTAGAACCCCGTAAAGCCCCACGATTATGGAAGCAATACTTATCAGCTTCAGGGTGCCGCTTCTTATTGTAACCTTCGTTTATATAGCTGTACTTCTTTTTATAGCCCTTGACCTTTGGGCGGGAATACGTAAGGCCAAAGCCCGCGGCGAATACCGTAGCAGCTACGGCCTTCGTAAGACCGTCACAAAGATAGCCGGCTATTACAATATGCTTTTAGTTATTACCGTTATAGACGCCTTGCAGATCGTAGCTATAACGGTGCTTCAGGTAAACCTGCCAGCCTTCCCCTTCTTCACTTTAGTCGGGGCGCTATTCGCAGGATTTATCGAGCTTAAGAGCGTATACGAAAAGAACGACGCGAAGCAAAAAGCGAAGGTTCAGGAAGCCGCCGTCCTGCTTAGCCAAATCATCGAAAAGAGCAAAGACAGCGACGCGCTTAACAACATTTTAGAAATCCTTAAAAGAGAACAGCATGGAACTGAGAATTAAGCGCCGCTTCTTTGCGGACACCTACACAATAGGAACCCTGTATATTAACGGCGAACGCTTCAGCGACACGCTGGAAGATAAGAACAGGGACGTAAACCAAAACGGCTATTTTGACGGAACGGAGAAGAAGGTCGCAGGCGAAACCTGTATCCCCTTCGGCTGTTATACCGTTATAGTAAACCGTAGCCCGAAGATGAAGCGCGACCTTCCCCGGCTTCAGAACGTGCCGCACTTTGACGGCGTACTGATACACCGGGGGAACAGCGCGAAGGACAGCGCAGGCTGCATCCTCGTAGGCGAGAACAAAGTAAAGGGCGGGCTATTGAATAGCGCCCCTTACGAAGAAAAGCTTACGGCCTTGCTTAAGCAGGTACAGGCGCGCGGCGAACGCATCTTTTTAACCATTGAATAGAACCTTATGAAACGTTTACTTTACTTATTGCTTCTTTGCCTTACGGCCGTAACCTTTACCGGGTGCGGAGTATTACGCAAAACGCAGAAGCAAGACAAACAGGAAGCCGTCCAGCAGAGCGAGTCCGTAACCGGAAGCCTGCTGCAGCAGATAGACAGCAGCAGAACCAGCGCGACGGAAATAACCTATACCAAAATAGAGTATTACCCGCCGCAGCCCGCGAACCAGCCGCAGGATCCTGAGGACGGAACACCGAAAGACAGGCCAGCACCGCAACCAGCGGAAGCGCCGGGAGAGAATGGGTGCCCAAAATTTTCGGCTCCCGTTTCGAACCCGGTAAACGCCGGAGCCGTTAAGAGTATAGAACAAATTACCGTCCGGACTTCTTCAGAAGCGAAGACGGAAGAAAGGCAAAGCCGGGAGATAGAAGCGAAGCGCGACAGCGTAGCCGTGACTATTGAAAAGCAGGAAGCGCAGCAGGAGCCTGACGAAAAGGCCGTAAAGGCTTCAGGGCGCTGGGCGTCGGCCGTTATTTGGATAGCGGCCGTAGCGGCGCTTTTTGTATTAGGCCTATACTTATGGAAGGCGGGAGTATTCAGGTGGATAAAAGCCCGGCTTAATAGGTAAAGGGAACGCCGTAAGAGTAGCGAAAAAAGGCACCCGGAAGCCCTAAAATGGGAGCTTTTCCGGGTGCCTAATTTGTAACTCGTTGAGTTTTAATGTTGTTTGCGGAGAGAGAGGCTCTAAAAACCTTTTCCCAATTCATCCCAAAACGTACACAGGCACACCTGTAGCGGCGTTTTTGGCCTTTGCTATTTGGTACGCCCGTCCCCAGCCGTAACCGATTGAACCCACGAAAAACGGGTGCTTTTTCGGGTGCCTATTTTCCGGGCTTCTTTTCTTCAGGCGCGAAGGTATTAAATTTTTCCATTTCGGACTCTTTTAGCCGATCCACTATTTTAACATAGGGAGCCATAGAGCGAAACGTAGAATGCCCCGTCCACTTCATAACGACCTCCGCCGGAATTTCCAGCCTTAGCGCATTTACTACGAACGTACGGCGGCCGCAATGCGTAGTAAGAAGGGCGTACTTCGGTAACACTTCCTCGTGCCGGATATTCCCAACGAAAAACACTATACGCTGCGGAGCATCCAGCCCGGCCAGCTTCCCCATCAGTTTAAGGTGCTCGTTCATTTTTACGTTACTTATAACCGGGAGCGCCAGCCCGCCCGGGAACCCTATATTTTCGTACTTCTTCAGGATCGCCCGGCTATATTTGTTTAGTTCAATTCTAAGGCCGTCTACGGTCTTCTTCGTTACGACTTCTATATAATTTTCTTTGACGTCCACGCGCTGCAGCTTAGCGACGTCAGAGTAACGCAGCCCGGTAAAGCAGCAGAAGCAGAAGACATCCCGGACAAACGGAAGCGAAGCGTACTTTTCCGGGAATTCAAAATTATACAGCTTCATGAGCTCCTCCCACTCCAAATATATAACTTCCTTACTATTCCCGTCCGTACCCTTAAGGCGCGGCTTATACGTTTCGTGCACCGTAGTAGGATTATAGCCGGCATAGTAAGCCCAGCGCAGGAACCAGCGCAGGAAGCCCAAATTTTTGCTTATTGTAGTATTGCGTAAGCCTTCCTTTTGCATTGACGCCACGAAGCCCTGTATATATTCCCGGCTAAGATTTTCAAAGCTTATATTAGGGTCGTATTTAAGTAAGTGCTTCTTCAGGGCGTTAAATTTCGTATACGTAGGATCCTGCCACGAATTCTGCTCACCCATAGAAGCGACGAATTCAGAGAAGGCGCGAAGGAACGGAGCCGCCGGCTTTTCTTCAGGCTTAGGCTTAGCGCGGCCTATACTTTCGTTAAAGGCTTCCCTGAGCTCGGCCGGCGAAGGCTCCCGGCCTTCCAGCAGCTTATAACGTTCGAATATAGCGTTTACCTTCGTTTCGCAGTCCAGCAGCGCCCTATTTATATCTCCGGCCGTTTGGCCGTTTTTTGTACGGATATTAGGCAGCGCCCGCTGGTTCAGGGCGTCCCACTTTTCGGGCTCTATACTATACCCGAGCCGCAGATCTACACGCTGGCCGCCGTAGCTCACCCGGGCGCGAATAGGCCAAAGTTCAGGCGCCGCCCCGGTATGAGCAAATAAGCCGTATTTAATAGTCAACTTCACGGCCGTAACATTTTCCCCCGGCCGGTTATAAGCCAATCAGCCGAAACCCCGTATTTAGCCGTAAGTGTATAGACCGCTTCAGCCTGCAGGGACTTATAACGGGAAACATACCCAGCCCGCGGCGTAACGCCGTAGGTACCGCGCATCTCCCTATAACGCGGAGAATATAGCCCAGCTTCCCGGCAGAACGCATCCAGCGCCGAAAGCCGTCCGAGAGTTACAAGCTCTTCGATAGCTTCAAAGAAGCGCCGATTTATAGCGTCTTCAACAGGGCTGCAAACCTTAGCTTTATTTCCCGGCATAGGCGGAAACCATAGAATTAAAATCTTCTTCAGGAACGCTGGCCGTAGCTTCCCCGGCTATAAAGGCCGTTTCCAGCGCATTAAAAACGCTACGGGGCATAAATTCGTAATAGGAGCGATCCCCGTAATACTTCGCTACTTCGATAATTTTATATTTCATACAGCAGTAAATAAGTAGTTATTTTATTCAGATTTTGCGTGTGTCGCGTTTATTCAGGAAAGTGGGTAAATTATACGTTTGAAAATTTGAAGGCCGCGTGTGGGCTTAAAAACGGCCTTTTCGGAATTTACTATTTTGGGGCTTTACCATTTTCCTGACGCCACGAAAAAGGTGTAAGACCCTACGAAGCCCCTATTAAGACCCTTACAAGACCCATTAAAGCCCCTTAATACCCCCTTCAGCAAGTTACTAATGGGGCTTAATAGCCCCTTCAGGAAGGGGGCTATACCTATTTTATAGTTATAGTTATATATATTATTATATATA